GTGTTGATGTAGCCTTTTTTTGCTGCGTAGTATTTAACTGTGAAACCCCAATCGGTTTTGCGCTTCGCCCACAGTTCGCAATTTTGAACCAACGGCTGACAGTACAGCGATGGAAAGTAAGCTTCATGGCAACATCCAAATTGCTGAAAATTAGCCTCTGGTGGTGGTGGATCTTCACCTTCTCCAACACCTACGCCAACACCGCCACCCGGCCCACCTTCGCAATTTTCAGTAGGTGCAATGAGCGTCACCGACGAATACGGCATGTCCTCAGCGGATAAGCAACAATCACCGCAACAGCATTTTGATATAGCACCCACCTAGCATATCTCCACTGCGAGCCAACGATCACCGACCCGAAAGCAAATTAGGTTTGCACTGTTCGGAATTGCCGACCCAGTGTTGACAACATCGATGTCAAACAAGTCAGCAAGCGTCCCGTTAGATTGGATCTGCTTGGCTTTTGCTGTGCCTGTTCCTACTGCGTTTCCAGCCTTCGCCGTAATAATGCTAGTGGCAACTGCCACAAGAATATCCGCCGTCGAAACATGATCGTTTCCATTCTGACCGCCTGAGGCCTTCGCTCCGATGCCTTGAAGCAAAGCTTGGCTGTCTGACTCGTTGAAAGCGTAGAGAGTCTCATTGGCCATTCTAGGATGTCCTGATGAACGATGAGAAGTTGATTTCCTTTTTGACCCTGAACGACAATTCAGCCGGATCAGTTGCTTTGGCCCCTGATCCGTTTAGAGGCCCCACCATCGGGAATGTATTCGTGTCGTCCATGTATCGCTTACGATTGCCACCATCGAGGTAAAATGGCCCAATGTCGGCTCTTACCTCGTCATGCGTGTCTGGATCGTATGTGACCTTATACTTAACCCGCCAAGCAGAGTAACCAGCGTAGGAACCTAATTCAGCCTCTTGCACTTCCAGGAGCAATGTGCGAGCCGCGAACACCTGTCCGATAGCGTCAAAGCTTGACTGGTTAACCGTGTCGTTTCGGTCAAGGAAGTCCTTTAGCTTGAGCCCAGCGTCCTCAAATTGGACAAACGAAAACTGACAGAGCGAACTGGTTTGCGTCAGTGGCGTATCGAAGGGAGTCTTCGCACTGTTGACCGGATATTTAGCCGGGTTGCTTCGATCCTTACTAAGGATCTTTTCCTTTGTGGTAAACGAATCAATGCGAAAGACTGGTATCCATGTCGCAGGGTCTGGATTCTGTTCTTGATTCTGCTTTTGTTCCTCCGAGCCTGTTTGAAATCGAGCCGTCACGTTCCAGTACAGAGCGTGTTTTTCTTCCCGCTCGCATGACACCTCGTCGCAAACAAGATTCAATTGGCCGTAAAGCAATCCAGCCCGAGGCAGGCCAGGAGTGTTATAAAGAACATCAAAGCGATTGCTGGTAACCTGATCGGTCTTTACCCTGTAGTTCCAAGTCTCACCAAAGATCAGTTGAAACCCTTGACCCTTGCGACAAAAACCGGATCCCTTGCGAAGTTCTGCGCCGACTAATTCGTTTGCCATGATTACCTCGCAAGTGCTAAACGTGGAGCGTTTGCAGCAAGTTCGTTTGCCTTTTTAGCCTCAGCAAGCAATTGCTCCTGCATCTTCTTTTGCTCTGCTTTTTCTTTGGCCTGAAGGTTTTCACGCTGGACGAATTGAAACGCTTCTTTCGTGCCCGCTTTGAGCGCAGGAGCGATATCCTTGACGATATCCTCCTTGGACTGGAATCTTTCAGCCGCTCGCATCGAAAGAGCGTCGTACTGTTGCTGATTGATGCCTTTGTCTGGCCCGAGTGCCTTCATTGCTTCCAATCGTTGCAGTTCCTTTTGAAGCTTCTCTTGAGGACTCGTCATTTCCTCTTTAAGCTTCGCTGCGTCCGCTTCCAATTCTTGAGCCTTGCGAGCCTCATCGACGCGATTCTTAAACAGTCGATACCGCTCAATGTCTTGATCCATCCAACCGGCTCGCTTTTGCTTCGCCTCAAGTGCCGCCTGTTCGCCTAGCGTTAGCTTGTCAAATTCTTCGCGGAGATCCCACATGGCCTTACCTGTCTCTTTGTAAAGCGTTGTAGACTTTTCGAGCTCTGACAGTCGAGCCTTTTCATCGCTAGCACGCTTCGCCGCTGCTTCGGCCATCGCGATTGCTTCCGCATTGGCTTTGGTCTTTGCTTCTGCTTTCATCGCTTCAGCCCTGATCGATGCCGCTGCTGCGTCAAGCTCTGCCTCTTCTTGATCGTCAAGCGAATCTAAAAAGTCATCGAATGCACCGCGACGGCCAGAAAGCAGATTGCTTACCATTCCAGTGACGCTCATGCTAGAAAGCATCGTTTCGGCTGTCATGTTCCGAAGCCCGCTCGCCATCGCCGCGAATCCAGTCGATGCTTTTTCAGCCAAAAACATGAAGTAACCGCCGACGGTCTTTTCGTTCGATGTCGCACTTGACGCAACATCCTTGAGCAATCCGGTCAACTGTTGAACTAACGGGATCAACGCCGTACCGAGTGCGATCGATGCCGCTTTGATTTCGGATTCAAGCTTTGCAAACTGCCCTGACATTGTGCCTTCAAGTTGTTGATTCATGCCGTAGAATCGACCGCCTTCGCTCGTTGCCGTCTCAAATGCTTTTGCGACCATTTGAGCACTAATCGCACCGTCCTCCATTCGCTTCTTAAGCTCGATCATGCTAACGCCGGTCGTTCGGCTGATTTCCTGCAACGGGTTGAAACCAGCGTTGACGAACTGAAGTACTTCTTGGCCCATCAGTCGGCCTTGAGCCTGAGTTTGCGAGAATGCCAATGCCAACGACTGAAACTGCTCTGCGTTGCCAAGAGAGATCGCTGCGAGCCTGCTAAGCGTCGGCCTGAGTGCTTCGGCTTGAACGCCAAATTGAAGCATTGTTTTCCCGGCTCTTGCGAAGTCTGCAAAGTTAATCGGGCTTTCAATGTCGAGTGCCTTAAAGTCATTTAGCAGCTTGGTCGCCTGAGCCGCCGAGCCTGTCATGACTCCGAAGGCCACCTTGGCTTGCTCCATTTCCGCAGCAAGCTTGACCGATGTTTTGACCGCCGAAACTGCAGCACTTAGGCCAGCGTAAGTCATCGCTAGATTTTTGATTGAACTGATTGCCGATTGCTGGTTGCTTATTGCAGTCTTTTGCTCGTTGACCGCCCTGGTTGTCTGACCTAGTTGAGCCTGCAAGCTTGCTTGAGCCCGTTTGAATTCGTCGGTATTCATCGACCCGTTTGCAACCTTGATGCGTAGCTGCTCGATGGCTTGCGAATATGTCGCGACGTTCTGAACCGGAATCGATACGCCAAGCTTTTTGGAAAGAGTGTCTTGGATTGCTGCGAAACGTTCGGCGCTCAAACCGCCTGCATTGTAGGCCCGCTGAAGCTTTTCCATCTCCGTTGCGTAGCGATCAAACGGATCGATCGATTCCCTGGCAAGCTTTGTAATCGATGCCAACTCTCCGCGCGTAAACATGCCGCCTTTCTTGAGCTCGTCTACGTCCATGCCGATCTTGATGTTTGCAATGTTGATGGTTTGAGCCATTTAATTACCTCCAAATCCAAACATTGCCTTGACCTGTCCAGCCATCTCTTTTGCGGTATCCATGCCATCCATCAAAATCGATTTGAGGCTGACTTTCTTTCGAGCGTACCTAGCAGGCATAAACTCCTCGATCTCTGGACAATCTTTACCGGCTCGAACGAATAGATCTAAGTGCGTTGCATGTGCCAATGTCGCTGTCTGCAACCAAGATTCCCCCATTGGCTCAACTTTGTCCCAAGCGACCCACTGATTTAACTGTCCCGCAGGCATCGAGCGAACCCACCGGAGCGGATCCGCAATGCCAAAAGCCAACGCCAGCCGAAAGGCAACCTTTAGCCTTGGGCTGGATCGGATTTTTTTACCAAGTCCTCAATCTCTTTGGCGTTGTATGAGGACAACGCAAGGCAGTCCTCGTAAAGCTTGCCGACGATCTGATTTGGCACGCTCTTGAGCCTGTCAGGATCGCTAATAACGCGATTACCTTCTTTGTCTCGCAGGCAATACGAGACTAGAACGCGACGATGGCGAGACCATTCGTATTTGCCTTTCTTGTCCTGCATTGCGACTTCCATTTCAGCCGCATCACCTTCGGACAGTTCGTGCAAAACATATTCCTTGCCATTGACTAGCACCGGCTTGGTATTCAGTGGCCTTTCGACCAATGCGAAGAATTCATCTTCAATGTTACTCATCTTCCGATTCCTCCTTGGCGATCGCTTCCAAAGCATCCTCGTAAAACTTGCGGGAGTGCTGTTCTGGCCGTTGCACTTCGACCGGATAGCCTTGAACCTGTTCGGCTTGTAAAGCAATCGAGGTCAATTCGTCGTCGGTCAACGCATCATGCGGAAACTGAAACAAAGCTTGAATCTGAGCCACCTTGCCGAAAGGCAAATAGCCCACCAAAACACCATTAACGCCGATTTGGAACTGGTTGAGGTCTTTCAATCGACCGTCAACCGAATATCCTTGCTGTCGCACCAAAGTAAACATGCTCGCTCCTATTAAGCAGCCGTGAAAGTGATATCTGTTGCACCGTCAAATTGGAGCGTGTAGCTTCCGGTCATGATCGTGCCTTTTTCAAGCGTCGGAGTCTTGACCGACTTAACGAACGCAGTCCCCTGGAAAGATCCAGCACCGGGCAATGTGATCGTCACCGAAATGCCAGCGTATGGCTCAGCCGATGGGATCATGGCCGTGGTAAAAGGAATCGAAGATCCGAGCCAATAGAATTCCACTTCGACTTCTGGATTCTTGCGAAGATCCGAAGGGCGAAGCAACTCGAATCCAGCCGCTCCCAAGTCGGTAATCTCGAGTTGATCGACTCCGATGGTCATTTCGCCAATTCTCTTAAGCTTGGTGGTAATCAAGCCAGTCCCGGAAATGGTCGCTCCAAGTCCAGTCGTCGGTACAGTCAATGCAGCCATGTCTAGGGCTCCCCGTAGTGAACCAAGAGATCGAAGCTAACCAAATACCGATGCTCTTGGTTTCCATCGGTTGGAGTGTCGTTTAGGTATTCGTCAGCACTGTCGAAATCGATTCCTGCAAATGAGTAACCGTCAACAGTACCGCGAAAAAAATCAATTCCGGTTTCGCGAATCGCTTTGCTTATTGAACTTGCGACCCGCCGAGTAGTTGCGTAGCAATCGAAGGTCACTCGGGCATGAGCCGACTTGGTTACACCGTCGATAGCGTGATCTCGTTCAGTCGAAGTGACGTAGTAAACAATGGAAGGCAGTTGAGCATTTTGGACGAGTGCATCAGGATACATTCGCTGACCAACAAGCGTTGATACCGCGTTGTAACTCAGTAGCTTTGTCCGTAATGCTTCGCCGATCGCCGACATTACAACTCCCCGTTGATTACGATGATGTCCCGAGATGCAGCCTCAGCCGAATTGCTGACCACCTTTAGGTATCGAACACCGGCCATGACTTCGGTATTTAGTGCGATGAATCGCGATGCCGCAACTGTCACACTATATTGCGTTGATCCGTTGTAGAGATCGTAGAAGTTGTTTGCATCGTCAGAAGCTTGAAAGGTAAACGTAGTGCCTGTCAACGCTGTTGGCGTTCTGAGTGCAAACACCGTTCGACCGCCTTCGAGCGTTAATGAACTTGAAACGGTTCCGCTAGATGCAATGGTTACTTTCGATGTGAGTTGTAGATTTCTAGCCAAGGCGAAGCTCCTTGATTTGCTTTTGTAGTTCGTCCATGAAAGCTTGTCCAGCTTGTGATTTCGTAATGTCGAAAGCCTTGACGGGTGCTCGATCTTGAATCGGAAAGTCGGCGGTTTGTGGCTTGGTTCTAACTGTCGTTGTGTAGGTTTTTCCCTTCCTGCTGATTCTTAGGATCGATTGCCCTGGCTTGCCCCATAGATTCCTTTGGTAGCTTGTCCCGCGTTTGATAGGCATCACAAATTGTTGCTTGTTGCCTTTCGGGTATGTCGCACCAACATAGACAGCCAAACCGTTTCGCATGACCTTATGTCCAAAGTGATCCCGCGAATCATTTTGGAATGCAGGATTGTTTTTGTACTTCTTAGACCACTTGAGCCGACTACCGCCCCGAGAGCTCCTAGCTTGCGATTTGCAGGCTCTTGCAATCGTTTCGCCAAACGCCCCGAGACACTTGCCTAGAGGCCCATTGCGAAGCGTTAAAGGGATCGCATCGACCGCTTTAATCAAGGCTTCATCGATTTCAATGGTTGTTCCCATTACAGCACCGCCGAGCAAATAATTTCTAGGTACTTGCGAAGTCCATCGACGCGGTTAATCGCCGTGATTCCGTACCGCTCGTTCTCAAAGAGCACGCTCATTTGAGTGTTGTAGCCTGATCGGTAACGAACAATAAAAACCGCCCTTGTTCCTGCCTCCAATTGACGGCCTCG